TCAGGAAGCCCCAGATCGTCACGCAACGCTTTTTGTAGGGCTTCCACCAGCCAAGCGTTCAAAGAACACTGTAGAGCCTCACAGCGGTCAATCACAGCGTTCTTTAACGTGGCAGGTAACCGAACTTGTAAATATGCCGGGCCGTGTGCCCTTTGGGGACTACGCGGCACCGAGGTTCTCGTCGCCTGCGTCTCGCCGAACCAGCGTCAACAGGTATTCCGTGATGGACATGTCAAGCGCTTCGGCTGAATCAATCAGATAGTTTTTGACGTCTGCGGGGATGCGCAGCGATAGCGTCGAAGCGGTTGTGACGCGCACGGGGGGGCGGCCGGGTCGAGCGTTCATGGTGGGCATTCTAGTGTTTTTGCTCACGGTTTGTGGAAAGTAAAAACTGGTGCCGGCGTTATCGGTGCGGGCGACCGGTTTAAGTTATACGTTTAAGTTATACGTTTAAGTTATACTTTTAGAAGTTTGACGGCCTCACCCGTTTGCTCCTTTCCGGGTGACAGGGGGGTCTGCACCGGTAAACAAATTTTGTTTTCGGTGTCAACGCCGCAAATGGGTCATTTCCCCGTGCCCTTATTGCAGCGAAGACCCCCCGCCGTCATTCTTCCCGCAACCCCGCAAACACCGCTGCGTCTCGAGTGACACCCACCGCTGTCGGGCACTCCCTGCCGTTTCCCGCACGGAGCCGAGGGGCGGCATAAAAGCACCAGCCGCCCCGCACAAGATGCACCGTCCCAACAAGAGTCCCGTCGTGGAGAACGTCAAAGAAATTGAGGGTAGGAACATACTGGAAGCCGGACATGCTTTTCATTGCTAGCCCCGCAATCTTTGACCGCACGCCATACAGAATTCGGCCCATGGGTACCAGCGGCGTTGATTTAACGGATGTGGGCAGTCCAACGTTTCTGCTGTCGCAGTCCCGACCGCTTTCCGAATAAAGTCAGACACGGTGAGTCCGTGGCGTTCCGCCGCCTGCTTCCACCGTTCCCGCTCTTCTGGGGTGGTGCGCACCAGCACTTGTGCCACTGCCGGCGCCCCCGGTTTTGAGCCCGTGTTGGCGGGCAGGGTTGGGTCTAAATGTTCTGCAACGTGTTCCATCGCTGCTTCTAAGTTGTCTTGCTCATCCATTTTCTTCCTCCTCGATAATTTCGGCGTCTTCTGGGGCGTTGCCCGGGGGCAAAGCGGCGAGCGTGTCGTCGGGCAGCACCCCCGACGAAGCCATAAGTTCAAGCAATTGGCGTGCTTCTGTTTCTGGGCTGAAAGCGTTTTGCTCGGCGGGACCGTCTTCTGCCCCTGCTAGCACTGCCCGTTGCGGGGCTGCGGCGTCAACGGAAACGTTGATGTTTGTTGCTTCCATGCCTAGTAGACGGCTGCGGCGATCCATGACACCCAATACTTGCTGTACCGCCTTGAGGTCTGGTTCGACCGTCACTTCGCTGCCGTCGTCAAGAGTTACTTTGCGGTGCTGGGTCATCGGCCAGATCGCCTGCTGGAGGGAGTCGAGGCGTTCCAACTCGAGGCGCAGCACTTCTGGGTAAGCCAGCAACGCTTCCCTGTTTAATCTTTCCAACTGTCGGCGGACTGCTGCGTTCACGCCGTTTGTTGTCATTCCGAAGCGTTTAGCAATTTCGTTTGAGGCGACACCGGCTTGCCGCATCTTGAAGATGCGCAAATCCCGTTCAGCCAGAAATTCTTTTGTTAAGCCTTCACCGCCCGCCATAAATCAAGATACTACTACCAGCGGGTGCCGCCACTGGACTAGTCGACTTTGAAGAACTCGATAACTTCAAACGGAAAAACTTTCCCGCGCCGCACCTTCACCGGTCGGTGCCGTGGCTCGCGGTCGTTGCGGAACCTCCCCCACTTATACACATGGGCCTCTTCTGCCGTAACGTCCGGCTCGAGGGTCCACCCGAACTCGGGCCAACGACTCCACACGGCACTACCAAAGGGTCGCAGTTCACGGCCGCCGGACCCACCGAGGGGGGCATGATGCTCAATCCATAAAGCAAACCGGTAAGTTGTGCGCAAATAGTCCAGATACTTAGCGATCTCCACAGCGAGGGCTTCAGAAGTTTTCGCACCCACATCAACGAAAGATTTATACAAAGGCCCCAGACAGACAAGTGCCGGCTCAACCCGCTCAATTGCCTCCTCTAACACAACCCGATCGGCAGGGTTCAACAAATCCATGCCCGCAGGACGAATCAACAAATGGGCTCCCGCCACCTCGTTGCGCGTCATCCGCTCCGCATTGCGAACGATACGAGCGCTCATACGCCGAATGATCCGCTCAGGATTTTCCAAATCTACCGTCAAAGTACGAATGGCCGGCATCGGTTCATAGGTAAACGGATGCACCCCGTAAGCACTAGTGATTGCCACCTGCCGTGACAGCATTGTTTTACCAACCCCCTCAGCAGCAACCACGATCACCCGATCTTGCCGCTCGATCACACCGGGGATCGCCCAGTCGTAAGAGTTGTCGTCATGCTCATCAATGAACTTTGCCCAGTCAACCAGCCGTCCCGAATCACCAATTTGGGTGACCCCGGGATCGATCCGATCCAACAGCCCTCTAATGCGCAAAATCTTTTTGCCGTCGTCCAACGGTTTGCTTTGCACCGCACGAATTTGATCGACGAGTTCGTCAAGAGGGTCAGGGCCGGGCGGTTCCCAGAACACAAGTTCTTCCAGACGGCCACCTGCATCAAAAAAATCGGTGACGTCCTTGTGCCCATCAGGAGGCGCCAACAAAGTCACTTTGATGCCAGCCGCTTTCAAAGCCTCGCACACCTCAACAGCGTGAGCGGCCCCGGGATCATCGTTGTCGCGCACCACCCACACGTCAGCCCCGACTAGCGCCTGAGTATGCAAATCCAACCACTTGCCCGCCCCACCCGGATTTGTGGTTGCCACATGCCCACACGCAACCAACGTGTCAGCATCCTTTTCGCCCTCCACAACAAAAACCATTTCACCCGACGCCGCGGCAGCAGCCACCTGCGGCAAACGGTACAAAACCTTTGGGGTGTCCCCCAAGGAATACTCCCAACCGCCATTGCCGCGAGGCCGGCGCTGCCGGAAAGTCTTTTTGCCGTCCGAGTACACAAACCGTTGCTTTTGAAATAACAAGTCGCCATCAACGTCTCGGTAATCGTAAGTCGCTAAAAGTTTCGGTTTTTCGTCAGGGCGACGCTCCTTCGGAGGGAACAAATCATTCACACTCAAACCCATGGCATCGCAAATCTGTGGCAGATCGCAGCCGCCCCCCCTGTGGCAAGTGACCAGCACCCGACCGTCCCGACCCTGCCCAACATGCAAACTGGGGTTGTTGTCGTCGTTACGGCACGGGCAACGAGCGGACCAACCTGCGCCATCCGCCCGCACACCGTCAAGTCCACTAAGGAAATTCTCAACAACTTCCGAGGCGCTCATTTGCTCATTCCATAACGCCTTGCGTTATGCGCGGCCACTGTCTCCTCGTACTTCCGCATAAACAGTTCACGGTCTCCGTTCGTGTGAAGCAAATGCTGCACCGTAACCCCAAGTTTTGCAGCCACCAACGCCACCGTCGGATGCAACGGCTCGAACTCGCCACCGTCACGCAAAGCATCCGCTCGCGCCTGCAACTCGGCCCACGCTTCCGTGGCCGTCGGCGGGGCTGCCGGATCCGTCAAATCGATAACCCTGCGCCGCAACGTGCCGGGGCGGGGCGGCCAAGGTCGATCTTCAATAACGATGGCGTCCAATGCTTTGGTGCAGTCGTTCGGATCAAGATCGCAAATCACTCTGTGCCATGCGTCGTATGCCTGCTTACGGATTGCTTGCGGAAGGTCAACGTTCCATGTGGCCCAGACGCGCTCCACCAGCGCCACGGTTTCCTCCCTGTTCACGATTCTTCACCGTCAAGAAACGCACGGCGGGCGGCGTCTTCGCCTCCCTCGGCGTAGATGGTGGCGAACCGCTCGATGTGGGCGGCGTCCCTAAGGATCAACTCGATGTCGTCGTACTTCTTTCGGGTCGGGTTGTCCCCCATGTGCCAGTCGGACATGGCGCAACCGCTTACCGCTTGAAGGCAGGTTTCTAGCCCGTAGTCGCATAGTGCTTTGGTGATCTTTGCCCGCCGCTTGGCTGACAGCACCGGCTCCGGCCCCTTGCGGGGAGTACGGTGGACCGCAACCCAATGTTGGA